TTAGCTGTTGAAGCTGCTGCTAAACGAAACGATCTTCCTGACTTGACCTTCGGAGTTTAATCATGGCATTCCAACAAACTCCGATGAAAGTAGAAACGGACGATGGTAGATATGTTACACTTCTTCAACCATATAATTATCTTTGTCGTTCTGGTGAATTGATCACTATTCCTGCTGGTACTACTTCAGACGGAGCTAGTACTCCTCCTGCACTGTGGGTAACTATTCCTCCTTTTGGAAAGTACTGGAAAGCTGCTGTACTCCATGACTATCTTTATAGAATCACTAAAAGACCAAAAGCTGAATGTGATAGTATTTTGTTAGAAGCTATGGAAAGTCTTGGAGTCAATGAAATAGAAGCTCACGCTATTTACGAAGGAGTACATTTAGGTGGTGAGATATCTTTTGAAGAAGATAGAAAAAGTAAAAATTGATAATAACAACTACAATTTAAGTATAAATAAAGGGGATAGAGATATTCCCTTTTTTATTAGGTGAACTAATGGTAACTGATTTTGAGTTTGATGTAAACGGAAAAACGATTTCTTATTCAGGTAATAGTAATTTAAAACCATGTAAGTGTGTTCTCGAATATACCAAAGAACATGTCGAAGAAATCATAAGATGTAAAAATAACTGGAAGTACTTTGCACAAACGTACTATCACATAACCTCTCTTGATGAAGGTATCATAAAAGTAAAGACAAGATTTTATCAAGACAATATAATCAACAACTTTATTAACAACAGATTCAATATTGTTCTAGCTTCTCGTCAGTGCGGCAAGTCTACTTCATATGAAATTTTTTGTCTATGGTATATCCTTTTCAATGAAGCAAAGACTGTTGCGATCCTGGCAAATAAGTTAGATACTTCTGTTGGTATTCTTGCAAAGATCAAAATGGCATATGAATTGTTGCCTAAGTTTCTTCAGCAAGGTATTAAGAAATGGAATGAACGATCAATTGAATTGGAGAATGGATGTAAGATTCTTGCATCTGCTACTTCGTCTTCTGCTATTCGTTCTAAGTCTGTCAATGTTTTAATTCTTGATGAAATGGGATTTGTATTTCCGAAACAATGGTCTAAGTTTTATTCTTCTGTATATCCTACTATATCTTCTTCTCTCGAATCTAAGATTATAATTGTAAGTACTCCAAACGGATTGAATCAGTTTTATAAATTCTGGACTGATGCTATCAATGGGAAAGATGATGTTGCTGGTAAAGGAAATATGTTTGTTCCTTATCGAGTTGATTGGTGGGAAGTTCCTGGTAGAGATCAGAAGTGGAAGGAAGAAACCATTGCTAATACTTCTGAAAGAGAATTTGCTTCTGAGTTTGGAAATGACTTCTTAGGTTCTTCAAGAACTTTGATAGAGTCTCATATCTTGAATATGATCACACAATTTCCACCAATATATCCTATGGGACTGAAGATAGATTCAAGATACTTGCCATTCATTAAAGTATATGATAATCCTATTCCTGGTCATATCTATAGTTTAGGACTAGATTCGTCTGAAATGATGGAGGAAACTGTTGGAGATGCAATAGCTCTTCAAGTTTTAGATATAACAACTACTCCTTATGTTCAGGCAGCAACTTGTCATATCAAAGAAGGTATAACATATTTTGAAGTACCAGAGATTGCTGTTCAGTTAGGAAAATATTACAATAATGCTTATATGTTCATCGAAGCAAACTCAACTGGATTGGAAATTGCTAACTTAATCGTAGATGATTTTGAATATGAAAACGTTTACTATGGACAGAAATCACCTTTGCCTGGAATAAAAACTACAGCTAAGACAAAACGTATAGGGTGTTCGAACTTAAAGATGCTTGTAGAGGGCCAACATTTGATCCTAAAGGACTCTGACACCATTAGTCAACTCACTACCTTCACTAAAAAGAAAAAGTCTTATGGAGGAGATTCAGGTTATTTAGATGATGCTGTTATGGCACTGATAGTTTCTTTATATTTCATCAACGATAAACAATCTGTAGATGGAATTGTACCAGCAGATTTTGTTATAAAAACTTTTCAAGAGCATAAAGACAATGACGGAACAAGTGTAATCATCAATCCTGATTCTTGTGGTGATGCTGTCTTAGATGAAATGGAAAGGGCGAAAGAATCTATGAAAGATTTTATGTGGATGTTTAATAAATAATATAAACAGAAACAAAAACAGAAAAGGAGTTTACTATGGAAACAACACATTTTTATGGATGGAAACCTCAAGTTCCTGACTTTAGAGATCATCAGTTCTGTCAATTGGTTGCACCACAAGCTTTACCTCCAGCTATTGATTTGCGTCCTGAATGTCCACTGATATATGATCAAGGACAGCTAGGTTCGTGTACAGCAAATGCTCTCGGTGGTGCTGTCGAATTTGATCTTATGAAAGAAAAATTGCCTGTGTTTATGCCGTCCAGACTTTTCATTTATTATAATGAAAGAGCTAAAGAAGGAACAGTAAGTCAAGATGCTGGTGCTGCAATTAGAGATGGTATTAAATCTCTTAATACACTTGGAGTATGTCCTGAAACTATGTGGGCATATAATATTCAAGAATTTGCTACTAAACCTACTGATGCTTGTTATCAAGATGCAAAGTCATTCTTGGCTCTTGCATATAAAGCAATAGATAATACTCACATTGTCAATTTGAAATCTGCATTAGCACAAAAATTTCCTATTGTATGTGGTATAACTCTTTATGAAAGCTTTGAATCAGATTATGTATCATCTACTGGAAAAGTAAATATGCCATCTCCTCATGAATCTTGTTTGGGTGGTCATGCTGTTATGTGTGTTGGATACGATGATCATTCACAACGATTCGTTATGAGAAACTCTTGGGGTACTGATTGGGGAATGAAGGGGTATTTTACATTACCTTATGCATACTTAACTAATTCAAACTTAGCATCTGACTTTTGGGTTATAAGTCAAGTCAAGTAAACCATAATTTATATTTATAAAAAATAAAACGATATAGGTTTTGATACAAAAGTTTTGGATTTTTATAAATAAAATAAAACCTATACTATAAGGAGAAACAATAAATGGCTTCTATAAATTATGGAACTTTTTCTCTAAGCCCTGCTGTTAAAACATTTGAAATTGATCAGTCAGGTTATACTGCTAATCCTCAATCTTCACTAACAGGATTTGTTATTGCTGCTGAGAATGGTCCGAGTAACAAATTGCTTGCAATTACAAATGAAGATGATCTTAAAAAGGCTTTCAATATTCCTACCACTCATAACTATCTTGATTGGTTTAACTGCTGGAACTTCTTACAGTATGCACAGACAGCATATGCTGTTCGTCCTATGAATACTTCTGTAAAGAATGCTGGTGTTGCTCTTACTGGATCATATCCTAATGGATATACACAGAACAATACTCCAGAAGAAAATCTTTATAATGCAACTGTTGCAGAACTTACCTTGCAAGATATGCTAGTTTCTGATAAACTTACATTCTTTAATCGTTACATTACTCCTACTCAAACATTAGGACTTTCGGTTTGTTCTACTTCTACTTACTGGAATTCTCCTATCGCAAATGAGTTCTTTGCAACAGCAACTATCGATGCAACTAAAGATGCTAATCTGAATAATGTTGGTGGAGCATTCCTTGCTTCTGGTGAGATCACTCTTACAGGTAGTAATACTCTTAGAATAGGTTCTCAGTTTAATGGTAACGGTAAATTGTTTACAGTATTGAATGTTGTATCTACTGGCACACCAAACATAGTTGTGAATGGTCCTGTTGTTGCTGGAGATATTTCTGACTACTACGGAACAGTAAAAACACTCACAACTGTTGACTTTAGTGATCCTACAGTAGATGTTGTGTTCGATGGAACTAAACGTTTCAGTTTAAGTTTATACAATGTATTTTCATTCAACGATACAAATGTTGTGAACGGAACAGACTGTGGACTTTATTATGTATCAGATATAGTTTATCCGGTTTCTGTTGGTGGAGATTATACTGTTACATTCACTAAAGCTCTTCTGGTAGGTGCTTCGACTACTGCTACATTGTCAGCAGCACAAGAACTTTATTCCAACTCTGATTATTATTTCTTTACTCCTTCTGATGATTATTTGGTAGGAGACTACAATCCAGTTGTGTCAGGAAGTCAAGCTGGATATAGTATTCCTGCTGGAACTACAACAATCAAAGTAAAGAGTGGATTCAATTATCCTGTAGGTACAGAGATTAAATTCATTTCTGATGGAACATTCTTTGTTAGCAATTCTCCTGATACTCTTC